ACTGAGATCGATGGGGCCTGTCACAGAGAGCGAGTAGTTGGTCGTCCACGGCGGCTGTGTAGTCAGGATTGCCGTGTTCTGTGGATAGACAATCGAGATCTTCCATTGCGTTCCAGAGGGGTTCGTGAGGGTGTTATTCGGAACCAACTGGATCGAGAAGTATCCTGTCGCATCCAATGTCGCCATAACCTGCTTTGCGTTGTAAAGCTGGCCGTTCGGCGTGGATGCGCTCGAAACAGGGTATCCTGCTGAATTGACCAGGTTAGCAGTCAAAGAGGCATTGGCATATGGATTGCCATTGGGGTCTGTGACTGTCGCTGTGACGGTCGAGTAGCTGACTTGGGCGAAAGCGATGGTTGCCGTTCCAAACATGATCGCCAGCAGGACTAGAATCTTGCGCATCTTCAATCTCCTCGTTTACCCAGGGTTTCCAGGCCATGTTGGAATGACCATCAAATTTGACTTGTAGACCATCCACCACGCGCCAGCCACTCCTCCATTATCCATCCCCACTGCCCAGCGCGTTGAATAGCTCTGCGCCCCCTGAACTGGCATCGGCACGTTGGATTGAGTACGCTGGCCGGGCGTCAAGACGATTGGAGTCAGAGGCCCGGTGAGCAGATAGGCATTCCCTTGGTCGTCGTAGGCTTTCACGTTCCAGAGGCCGTTGCCGGTGCCCCACATCTGCGCGCCGACGAGCTTATCAGCGGTCAAAGCGTCTTTCTCTCCAAGAACGCCGCGCCATTCAGCGAAGTATCCGAGTTGAGTCCCGTCGTAGGCCTCGTCGAAGTATTGGTCGTCTACCACGTTCTTGATTGAGCCATCGGCCGCGAAGAACAGCATCTGGTTTGCAACGTTGACGCCTTCCAACTGGACTGCGTTCTTGGACTTCTGGGGGATGTAGAGCGCGTCATTGAAGTTCAGCTCGTCCTGTGACCACTTCCGGCCCTCCACGTTCGGGACCAGGATGCCGCGGCGCTGGACGAACACAACAGGGTCGCCCGTGCCAAAGTAGTAGTTCATCACCAGCCGGCAGTTGATGGTCGTCGAGCCGTTGATCGGGCACAGGATGTAAACCAGGCGCCGCACATGATCGATGCGTACCTTGATGATGTGTCCGTAGTTCCAGTTGATCGTGTTCCAGACCGTCTCCTGCTCCCGGCTGATGAGTTGCGGGTGCTGGCCGGCAAACAGGTAGACTCCGCTCCGGTGGGCCCACACGGCAAACTCCGAATCATCCTGCCCGGCAATGTCGATCGCACTTGCCCCAACCGGCCCGTTGCCACCCCACGCTTGCCGAGGCGTCCACGTTGATGGGTCTCCACCGTTCGTGATGACCTCGAATCCTGAGTTCTCCTTGAACGAGTAGCCAATGCCGCGGATTTCCCGGTAGCATACGGTCCTGTCGCCGTCGTTCTCTGAGACCTGAAAGTTGCCGCCCGGCACGCGCACTGTCTCCGCGTCGGTAATGTCGGAGAAGAGATGGCCGCTCTGATATCCCACCGCCCCGGTGTAGACCGCGCGCTGGAGCGTCTTGGCAAAGTACACGTCGACCGATGGCGGGATCTGAATCTTGTTGAAGTAGTTGGTGACATTCGATGCGCCCGGCAGGTAGGTGTCCGTGAAGTTGAACAGCGCCGTGGTCGAAGTGTTGTCCTCGACAATTGTCGCCGTGATCGCCACGTTGGGCTGGTTAAAGCCAGGGGATTCAATATCCGCTTGAGAAATCCAAGTGAATGGTCCTGCCGCGCTGGCTCCTGCAACTGTGGACGCAACAATGCGCGAGTTCCAGTTGTAAGGCCCTATCGGCAACCGCAGGCATTGAATTGGCCATCCGGACTGGGTAACGTTCACTGCAACAGGACCCGAGTTTGAGAATCCTGTCTGGTACATCGAGTTCGTCTGACCGAAAACTACGAGGTAGCGAACACCTGTATCCACGTTGCCAATCGTTGCCGTTGTGGCCGCTGTGCTTGTCGTAGACAGTTGGACGCCTGTTGGGTAGGCAGTCAGCGTAGCGGTCGCTCCTGGGAGCAATGGCGCAGGATTTACGAGCGCGTAGTAGGCTGGGTCGATGATCTCGCTCGGCGTTGCGCTTGAAGTCGGGTCGATGAAGGCGTAGAGGTTGAATCCTGTGGCGCCGTAGGTGGCTCCAAGCGATCCAGCTACTCCCAGATAGGCCGGTATGGCCGGGAGCGTCACGGCAAGGTCAACAGGACCCCCGGTCGTGTTCTTCCAGGTCAGCACCTTGGTTGGATCGAGAACGCCTTGCACATTGACCAGCGAGTTCACGCCCTCGCCGATAGTGTTGAGCATCGTGGCCGCGAGATAGACGGTTGCTCCGTTTGCGATTGGCGATCCAGCATCTGCCGCTGTCGCTTTTAAGATCGGCGCCGGCGCGTCTGGCAGTCCTGAGATGAAGATCGGGGTGCATTCGGTCCAGGTCGCCGTGTTGTCGTTCACGGTTCCGTCGAAGACCGTGGGCCATGCAGGCTGGCTGGCGGCGTTCCCACTCGTGCCGGCCGTTGTGCATTGGTAGACGAACCCCGTCTGCTCCTCGACCCAAGTTCCCTGGCCGCCGGTCTGCCCAAAGGTCTGAAAAGTGGAAGGAGACACGACTTGGCCGACACGATAGTAGGTGTCTGGATTCCACGGGGCCGCGAACGGAAGGTCTGACGCTGGGTATAGTGTCGAGTCGGACGAGTTATAGATCAGGACAGGACCTTGAGGAAGAAGTAAATCCGTCAATCCAATGAGGAAGTTATTGAACGCTTGCCTCATCGTGGGGTTGAGTCCTGTCGGGACCGTGATGCCTGAGTTCGCCGTGAACCCGGCTGTGTTGAGAACTGCCATCGCAGCCTGAATGAATGGAGGGCAGGAGTACAGCGAGCCCGTCACCGACCCGTAGGCGAAGACGAGGATGGTTTCAACCGCTTGCAGATTGAGCGTCCCTGGCTGGGCGGCGAGATACCGGAGCAGGCCGCCGCCCGTAAGAGAGTTGTTGGCGCCGAAAGTCAACTGGGTAGAGTGGCCGAAGCGTGCGGCAACGGATTGTGCCGTGTACCGCACGTTCGTAGCTACGGTAGCCAGTCCGAGAGGCAGCCTGACTGAATCATCCCACTGACAGGATGAACCATACCGCGGAATGACAATCGGCTTTGCGCCTTCGAAGTTCAATGTTCGCCCCTTAGATCAACGGTTTACAGTTGGCCCTTGGGACCTTCGACCATGATGACGAAAGGGGTTGCGATGACAAGCGCAGGATATGCGCCAGCCGCAAGTTCGGTTCCATCCGAAGCAAAGATTTGCAGTTTCCAGGTAGCAAGTGTCGCGCCGGGTATCAGGTTCGAAGTGTAGCCGTCAGGAGCGTTGCAGACCTGGTAGTGATTGATATTGCCGGGGTAGCCGATCCTCGCATCCATCTGCGAAATCGTCGGAGTGATGGCTTGGAGGTTCACCGTGTCGCCGCCGGCCACGTAGTTTCCGCTGGGCGTGGCGATGAGGTAGAGCTTCTTGCTTCTCAAATCATGGTTAACAGTTTGCACAGAAAGCGCGAGACTCATGATGCGTGCTCCTCTCCGGGAGTGTGCCCCGGTCATGCCGGCTATCCGTCGGCGATTCCAAGAGTAGCATTCACCAGATTTGGGCTACATGTAGCTCTTGCCTCCGGCGCTGATTGGCTGTGCAATGCCGCGCCGAGTCCCGCGGAAGTGGATCAACTGAGCCTGAGCGACCATTACCATCAAATTGCAGAGATTCTGTTTGTCCCGCGACAGGCCCTTTTCGAGTCGAGGAACCAGCTTGCCCATGTTGTTGTTGAGGGAAGCGATCTCGAGAGCTACCTGGCGCGCCAGAATGAATCCCACGCCACGCATCACGCTCTGCGCATTGTCGGCATACACATCGGCCAGCGCGTAGAAGTAGATGCGGAGGGTGAGATTGGTAAAGCTCGGGGTCACTTGGATTGAGCCCTGAGCCCAGCGATACTGCCAGCATCCAAGGTTGCCCGGCTGCACATCGTCCAGTTCGTCCACGGGATCTGACTGCGAGTACGATGCGTCCGGCTGCCCAGCAACCTTCCAGTCGATTCGCTTGGGCCGCAGGAAATGCTCAAGGGGCATACCGGCCGCGAACTGAGGAGCTAAGTCAACTGGCGGGCAGGACCCGTCAGGAGTGAGCGTCTGCGCCGGCAGATTGATGATGGCGATCTGCTCTTGCTGCTGGATACCGAGTCTTTCGAGGGTGATCTCAAAAGACTCGTTCTCCTGGTCAATGAATGGAAGGATGTACGCGCTTGAGAACCGAGCATTGGCCGGGTCGTCCAGCATGACACCGACGCGCTTTACGATCTGGCCAACAGTCAGAACTGCCATCTAAGGAACCTCGCGGCTCAAGAGTAGCATTGCGAGTCCTGCCACTACTTCTCTTCCGGAAGCTTCTCCTTGCCCTTCTTGCCACCGGCAACTGCCTCTGCAACTGCTGTGGCGATCGCTGTGCCTGTCCGGGTGGCGTCGATTGCCTTGTACTGGTCCTCGGCTTCCATTAGGCGCATGGCGCTCAGGCTCCTGGGCTTGATGCCGCCCTGCCTCAATCGTGCTGCCTTCTCTTCAAGGCTCTCGGCCACGTAATCCGAGATTCCCATTTCCTTGAGTTCGGCGCGCGACAGGCGCTCCAAGGCCGGGTGCTCTTCTGTGATCGCCCCGATCTCGAATGCTTTGCGCGGGTCGATGACATACGGCCCGAATGAGCCACCGCAGCCCATATTCGTGCAGGTCACGGCGCCGGGTTCACACCGCTTCCCGCACTGCTGGCAGGTCTGCGGCTTGACCCCAAGATCGCGCTGCTTCTCGACCCACGCCGGCAGGACCTGAATCATTCCCAGTGCATGAAGCCGGCGCGCCGCTGCCTTCGATGGCAAATCAACGCGCTGCTTGATCTGGTCGGTCTCGTTCCCGATGCGCAACTTCTCATACATCCAGGCCAAGGCGCTCTGACGTTTGGCTTCAAGAGCTTCGCCATAGGTCCTGCCGTTGTGCTGCGGCTCAGGACTCTCCATCGCAAGCCACGCGGGATCCTCAATCACTTCCTGTGGGGTCCGTCCCTTGTACTGCGGCCCAAAGGAGAATGTGAAAACGCCCTGCGGATTCGTTCCCTCAAAGTCCAGCGCCATTGTGATAGGCGGCCACTCGAAAGCCGTCGTCGGCGAATCGACGTGCTGCTTCGTGTAATCGAAGAAGTATTCGCGGAAGATGTAGATGGCGTAGGGGTCGTTCCCTTGC